TCTGCACACTTGCGCTGTTGACGAGGCAAGCGGAGTTAAGATGATTAGAGGCGGCTCTCTTGCTGGCAGCGGCGATTCATATACAATAGAGAAAAGACTTTCTGGCAAGCCAAGTCAAATGGTGTGCGTATGCAATGACAATGGCGTAGTTTGCTATTATCCAGTTGAATTAGATTAGTATTTTTTAAGGGTGGTGCTTATGCTCCGCCCTTTTTTGTTATGCAAAGAAATGTGAAATAAGTATGAATAGAAGAAAGGTGGTGTCGCCTATGGCTGTTGGTAACAAGCCGCTTAAGAAAATGGAGAGCATCGCTTCTCCTGCGACACTGCGCTGTATGTGTTGCAATGACGAATTAAACAGTAAGGAATTTTATGATTCGGATAGCGAGCAGCACAGAGCCGTCGGAAAGATACCATATTGTAAAGAATGCATCGTAAAGCTTTACAATGGATATTTTGAAAAATATAAGAAACTTGAATATGCAAATCCCGATAGAAAAGCTGTTGAGAGAATTTGCATGACGTTTGACCTGTATTACAGCGATAAGATTTTTGATTCTGTGATGAAGCAGATTGAAAAAGACGATATAGTTGGAACTTCTATTATATCCATGTATGCCAAGAATGTGAAGATGTATCAATATCGAAAGAAAAACTACGATAGCACGATACAGGAAAAATACAAAGAGGCAAAAGACAAGGATTCAGTTCTTTCCATATATGACAGCGACGATACTCAGAAAGTCGAAGAGGTCGAACTTGGGACGAGATTGTTCGGAAGCGGCTTTACTGATGATGATTATGTTTATCTTTACAGAGAGTATTGCGACTGGACTACAAGGCATGAATGCCAAACCAAATCGCAAGAAGAGCTGTTTAAGCAGATATGTCATGCACGTCTTAATTTGCTTAAAGCGGAAAGAGCTGGCGACGATACGAAGGATTTGATGACAACCTTCTTGAAGGCTTTGGAAGCTGCTAAATTGCAGCCAAAGCAGAATGCTGGCGATGCGCTATCAGATGCTCAGACTCTTGGAACGCTTATTGATAAATGGGAAAACACCAGACCCATTCCAGAAGTTGACGAGGAATTAAGAGACGTTGACAATATCGGATTGTATATAGACGTGTTCTTCAGAGGTCATCTTTCCAAGATGATGAATTTGAAGAACGGTCTTTCTAATTTATATGATAAGTTCATGTCTAAATATAAAGTGGAAAAACCAGAATACGATGCAGATGAGGATAACGAAGCTTTGTTCGACGCTATATTCGGACACGACCTCGAAGATGAGGGGTGATTTGATGTCGAAGAAAGTTAGCGATAAGAAATCTGAAAGAGAGCTTGCAAATGAGAAATCTGAAAGGATTATGCAAGGAATAGCGATTTGGACTGGATTTTATCGAAGTAATCCTCATAGGTTTGTAAAAGATTATTTGAATGTAAACCTAAAACTCTTTCAGAAAATACTGCTCTATGCGATGATGCATAACAACTTCTTCATGTATATAGCTGCGCGTGGTCAGGGCAAAACTTGGCTGACTGCTCTATTCTGCGTAGTAAGATGCATTCTATTCCCCAAGACGAAGATTTGTATTGCATCTTCGACAAGAACTCAGGCAAACGAGGTTCTTTCTAAAATAGAAGATGATTTTATGAAGAACTACGGATGGGGTTCAGATAATTTACGAAGAGAGATAACGTTTCATACAGTTGGAGCTAACAAGGCCATTATCGAATTTGCAAATGGCTCATGGATTAAAGTTGTAACCGCATCAGATACTGGTCGAGGCAGTCGTGCCAATATACTTCTTGTCGATGAGTTCAGAATGGTTGATTTGAACACTATCAACACAGTTTTGAGAAAGTTCTTAACCACTCCAAGACAGCCTAACTATTTGACGAATCCAGAGTACGCTCATTTGCAAGAGCGAAACAAGGAATTCTATATGAGTTCGGCTTGGTATGCTTCTCATTGGTCTTTTGAGAAGGCGAAATCGTATGTTGTAAATATGTTAGACGAGTCTAAGAAGTATTTCATATGCGGTTTGCCATATCAGATATCAATTAAGGAAAACTTGCTTTCAAGAGAGCAGATTCAGGATGAGATGTCTGAGAACGACTTTGACGAAATGAAGTTCGCAATGGAGATGGAATGTATTTGGTGGGGAGATACGCAAGGAGCCTTCTTCTCTTTTGACGATATCGACAAAAGAAGAAAGCTGAAAACTGCTATATACCCATCTTCTATCGTTGGAAGCAGCAGGACGTTCAAAATCCCAGATTTAGCTCCAAACGAAAGAAGGATTCTGTCTGTTGACATCGCCCTCATGGCTTCGAAGAAGCACAAGAACGACGCAAGCGCCATCATGATTAACAGCGCAATGCCAACGAACAACAATAATTACATAGCAAATATTGTTTACATGGAAAATCATGAGGGATTGAACACAGACGAACTTGCATTGATTATTCGAAAATTATACAACGAGTATAAATGCACTGATTTGGCGATAGACACAAGCGGTCAAGGCCTCGGTGTTTTCGATGCCCTCGTTCGAGATATGGTTGACCCCGAAACTGGAGAACTGTATCATGCGTTAACATGTTGCAATGATAAGGCTATGGCTGAAAGATGCAAAGTCGCAAATGCACCAAAGGTAATATGGTCTATTAAAGGCAATGCATCGTTTAACAATGAGATATGCATCTTGTTGCGTAGCGGCTTTCAAAAGGGAAAGATTAACCTTCTTGTTTCCGATGCAGAGGCAGAGGAAATTCTCAAGGACAAGATTAAGACGTTCAACAAATTGAAGGCTTATGAGCAAGTGCAATATAAGATGCCGTATATTCAAACTACCCTTTTGGTTAACGAGCTTGTAAAATTGGAGCACGAAATCAAGGGTACAAACATTAAGATAACTGAGAGAACTGGAATGAGAAAAGACCGCTATAGTTCTCTCGCATATAATTATTGGGTGCAATGCCAGCTTGAACGAGAGGTGTTGCAAAAACCCCAATATGGTTTAACTATGCAAGATTTTGCTAGTAAGATGAAGAAGCTGAATAAACGACCTAACATGTATTAATAAATACACTGTTGATGTGCGAAGGAGGTGAATTGATTCAGTGGCTAATAAGACAAATAGTGAAAACGGTCATGTTGATGTAGTGGCTTATAGCATAAGCGACCAGCAGCGTGACGAAGAGATTTTCAATAAATCTGTTGAGACTAATAAATTTGATTACTCCTCTTTTCGCAGGTTAATGATCAAAGATTTATGTATGAATTCGGAAATCATTGAAACTGGATATATCGGAGATATAAGACTTGATGATGCACGAGACGCTTTGAGACATCCTCATTCTGGTTGGAGAATGCTGATGAAGGTGTCGGAACAGCTTATGATGATATCTCCGCATTATTTCAGATTGAACAGTCTGTATACCAACATGGCATTGTTTTGTTGGGGCATCGACCTGTATGATGTGCATGAAAATCATAACATAGCGACGCTTAAGAAAAAATACAATGCATTGGCGGCAAGACTTGACAATATGCATTTAAAGCATGAGTTTTCGAAAATAATGAAATATCTGCCATATCAAGATGTATATTGTGGATTGGTAGTGGAAGATGAAGAGAGCTTTTTCTTTCAGAAAATAGATTATAGAATTTGCAAGCTGCATCAGGTTCAAGACGGCTTGTATAATTTTAAAATAAATCTATGTGGAATAAACATTAAGGAGCTTAACGCATATCCAGATTACGTTCAAGATGCCTATCTTAACTTTATGGAGGGCGACCAGAAGTGCAATTGGTATATGCCTCCTCCAGAAAAGCAGATTTGCGTAAAGCTCAATAGCCAGTGGACTACCCCCTACCCCATTCTCATAGGATTGATTAAGGATATCTTGGATTTGGATGTCTATAAGAAACTGAAGATGCAATCTGCAAGAACAGATAATTACAAGGCGATTATGATTCAGGTTCCAATTGATCCTACCACCGTAGACAAACCATTGCTGACTCCTGAAACACTGGGTATATTCGCCGATATCAACCGAGAAAACATGAGCGATGATATCGGAATGATACATACGCTTGGTTCTGATGCGGAGCCTATTAGCTTTAAGGATTCAACCAATACGACAAATAATGTGTCTGACGCGGTTGATGAGCTTTACAATGCATCTGGATTATCGCAGGAATTGTTCAATGGCTCATCTTCTGGCACTGCCGTTACATTCTCTGTTGAGAATGATTCTGGTTTTATATACGGATTGTACAGGCAGCTAGAGAGATGGGTGAACAGGTATATCAGGTTGAACAAATTCAATAGCGCTAAGTTCAAATTCTGTTTTTATCTGCTTGATATCACGATTTTCAATAGGGACAATGTAACCAAGAGATATAAGGAAGCTTGCACATTGGGCGTTCCAGTTGTAGATAAGCTGTTGGCAACTCTTGATATGACACCTTCTAGAACGCTTGGTTCATATGTCGTACATAATGAGATATTTGATTATTACAATAAGTTCAGACCTCTCTCCTCTTCATATAATGCATCTGTCGATCCAACTTCTAATGATGCTGGCAGACCAACAAATGCCGAAAAGGGCGAATTGCTAGACATAGAAGGCGAAAAGACGGCTGATGGCGAAAAGAACGACAGATAGTTTGAAGAGGTGTTTAAAATGCAAAATGAGTTTTTTTATTGTAAGAGCAAACGGATTGCCGATTATCTTAAAAAACATGGTTCTGTATTTATTGGAAACGATGAGTACGAGGGCGATTTGGTATATGTTTTTGTAAATGATGATTCTATAAATAAGAATCTTGATAAATGGGAATCCAGCATGAAGAAATGTTTGTTCTGATTTGCAGGAGGTAGAATTTTATGGGTAACAAAACAACCTCGTTGCGTTCTACGTTCTCTGTTGGCGATGAAATTATAAGCGATGACACTAGATTTCTAAAGGTTGTTATCGATATTATGCATACAGGAGAAAATCTGAACAACAGTTACTTTGATAAGGATGTTGTCAATTCTTGTATTGATTCGATAAAGAACACTCCAGTTTTGGGTTTTATCAGATGTGATAATTATACTGGGGAAAATGATTTCGAAGGTCATGAATACATAGTCAAGAGAACTGAGAGCGGCGTTGAGGAAATCTATATTGGCAAAGCATACGGCGTAATTCCTGAGTCATGCAATCCTAGATGGGTCATCAAGGTTTGCGATGATGGCATGGAGCGAGAATTTTTACGAGTAGACGCTTTGATTTGGGAAAAGTTTTCAGACGCAACAAGCATTATCAGGCGCGATGGCGAGAAGCCTGAGTCAATGGAGCTTGAAGTATCTTCTATTGAAGGATATGACGATGAAGACGGAGTATTCCATTTTACAAGCTTTAGATTTGATGGAGCCTGTTTGCTTGGCGAAAATGTTTCACCAGCGATGATTGGTGCAAACGTAAAAATTAATGATGGTGTTAATTTTACTATGAGCGATATCGGCGATAGCGTTCGTAGTGAATTAAACGATAAATTTGAATTGTTCAATGTAACTTTTGCTGCATTAGTAAGCGATAAAAGCAATCAAGGAGGTGTTGATAATATGCCAAATACAGATTTAGAACAGATTATTGAAGATCAGCCTGCGGAATTCGAACAGGAAGTTGTCGAGGTTGAAGTTGTCGAGAACGAAGAGTCTGAATGTGAGACTGTCGAAGCCGAAGAGGTTGTCGAGGATGAAGTCGAAGAAGTGGAATCTGAATTTACCGACACAGAAGCCGAGGTTGTTGATATCGAAGCAGAATTCGCGAAGATGAAAGCAGAGTTCGATGAGGCAATTGCCGCATTTAATCAGCTTAAGTCTGATTACGATGCTATTAAAGCTGACTTCGATGAGATGAAGCCGAAGTATGATGAGTATGTTGAGGCTGAGAAGCAGCGTGAAATCGAAGAGCAGAATGCTCAGAAGGAAGCTAAGTTCGCAGAATATGATGATGTTCTTGGTGAAAACGATGATTTCATAGCATTAAAGGAAAAGAAGGATGAAATGTCTGTTGATGAAATTGAAAAGGAATGTGCTGTTATGTTTGTTAAGGTCAGCCGTTCTAACAAGGTCAATTTCAGCAAGGCAAGTTCTACGTCGGCAGTGGTCGGCGTTTTTGAAGATGGCGGAGATGCTGATGATGGATATATTCACACAAAGTACGGCAGCATCCGTCGAGTACGCTAAATTTATTTAATATATTTCAAGGAGGAAAACATTATGCCTAAGTATAGCGTTTTTGAAAGCACCAATATGCGTGCTGTTCACTTCGCAGAGCGCATCTTCGACTGCGTTTCTGACGAGAATATCGAGAATGGTACCTTCGGTTACTTCGAGGAGATTGCCGAGGGTTACACTCATGTCTATAAGTTTGTTAAGGGCGTTAAGGAAGGCGCTCCTGTTGTCGTAGCTAACAACCCAGCATGGTCTGAGGACGAGTGCCGTCGCAGCAACCAGCGTC